GGAGGCTATTACTCATCGCCACCGCTTGACCAGCATGCTGGTCTTGCGGCTCGTGTATGTACTGACGCAGAACTCCGATCCATCCTGCAGAGGATGGTGAGGAGCCCGATTGTGGCCCTCTTGAGAAGTCTCAGGGCGTCCACAGTTCTCAGAAAAATATCTGAGAAGCATGGCCCACCCGTCAATCTCCTTCGTAATAGAGGGAGACCTTATATCGTAGACACGGTACTGAACTTTCTGAAGATCAGTATTCGTCCTACGACGGCGGGGTCTTGACTCGGGCGGTACGTAACGTAAGCTCGGACAGGTTAAACCCATGTCCTCGCTTGGCACTTCGGTATAAACCGAGAGTAACCAACTTACAATCAAGTTGTAAGTACGGTAGTACGACTTATCGTAGAAACTATTAGCATAGCTAATGTAACTCGTATAAGTCTCAGCGCTGCGTGATGATGACCAAACAGTTCGTAATCGAACTGGTGTGACGTTGATGCCGTTGAAGGCGTCCATGCCACATGACTCTCTAAAGAGTCCCTTGGTGCAACTCTTGTCGCGGTTTACCTTTAAACCAAACGACTCCAGTTGTTCGATCGCGTCGGCCGCGTGAGCGGTTGGGACGATCACATCATCACCATACACTAGTATACGCTTTCGCGTATACGCGTCGGGAGCACCTGCCGTTAGGATAGCCCAGATAGTAAGTGCCAATACGGGAAAGCATAAAGCTGACCCCATTGGTGCGAACTTTCTGAGGTTTAAAACCCTTCCGTCAGGTAACACCGTTCCTGTGGACCTACAAGCCTCCAAGTGACTGAAAAGCCACGAAGGAAACAGTAGGCGAACCAACTCAAGGGAAACTCGATCACTAGCCTCATTGAGGTCTAAAGTCGAGTACCGTCCAGTAGTGGGAGAATTAGGAGCTTTTAGACTCCCAAGTTCTGCACCACGCCTGTTCGGTCCTTGGTCGGTGAAGAAGACATTGTGCTTGGTTAACACATGTCTCTCCACATGATCGACGATCGCGCGACCTAGACCCTGTTGAATCCATTGATGATCAACAGGCTCACAGGATATAAGACGCGGACCACGAGAGTCTTTTGGCACGAGTATAACTCGGGCTGGGAGACTCTCCCCAGTAACACGACCGAAGTCGCGGTACTGATCACAGACGTGCCCAGAAGACGAGCAAAAATACTCATCGAATGGATACCGTTCTGTGATTCGATCGTCGACATTCGTCCAAAGGTATTTGTCCCATAGTCGTTCCTTGGTAGAAACGGCTCCAGGACCATGCCTAGGATAGATGTCGGTTGGATCGAAGCGAGCAAAAAGTTCCGCTAGGCGGCTTTTTGCTAGGTGTGCTATCTCCAAAGTCGTTTTACCAGCTGAATAACTGGTGGAACGAAGAAGAGTAGCAAGTTGAGGAGCTCCTTGCATTTGTGTAAGGATCTCATCAATCGCCTTGAGGTCTGTCTCGGTTTTTTCAAACTTTGATATGACTTCATGTTCTTGTACAGGATCGTACGGGACTTCGAGTTTGTAAAACACAAACAAGATGCCACGTATGGATTCGACGCACTTTGCGCACGGCGCACAGAGAAGAACCCCGTTTGGTTGGAGGACACGATTAAACAGCTCACCGAGAAACCTCGGCAGCTGACTGTCGGGTTGAGGATCCATCCTCAGCTCTTCAGCGTTTAATGGTGTTTCACCAGCTAAAGCCTTATCAAAGGCTTTACCCAAACGAGGCAAGGTTTTCGTTAGAAAACCAAGACCTTCTCTCCGTGCTCTGCTCTCTACCTTATTAAGGGTAAGTCGCAGCGCACGCGTGTTGAACACGTCACCATGCACGTTTTGGACGTCCATGATGAGTGTGGAGATGAGCTTTATTAGCGAATCTAGGCTCTTATTGACTGCCATATGGTGAGTCTCCTAGAGCATGCACACACTCAGCCGGATCCATCCGAAACGAACATAACTTGTATGAGGCAACTACAGCTTATAGCGTTAGCAGTATTCCTACTGCTAATCGCCTTGTACTATAGTCACTAACAAACGAAACAGATGAACAAAAACAACAAGAAGTTATTTAAGTCAGCACTGCTACCCTCGATACCGAACGGTAAGCCGCCGAAAAATCGGAGACTTAGAGTTGCGGTACTCTGGGATTACAGTACTGTTAGACCTGAATCGCTTCAAGTACAACGGCCAGTTCTACAACCGCCTAGGCCTGCCGAAAACGGCGGGGACCCAATGCAGTTCTCAACGTTCGGAGGAAATACGGACGTGCTGTTACTTAACTATCCCATCTTGTTCAAAGATGGTAAGTTGTTAACGCCGCCGCATTCTCCGAGTCGTTTTGACTCTGCAATGACGGGAGAGAATTATGGCCCATTATACTAATACAAGCTATGAACCGACACAATTACTTCGATCAGCTATTCAACCGTGAGGAACGTAAGTTCACCAAGGAAGAGGCCGAACGCGTAAGTGCGCAGCTGAACCGCCGTGTTGAAAGGCTCTTAAAGAGAACCGTTCAACAATGCGACAGCGCCGCTACCCGTACCGTCGAAGAGAACCGTAGTCCCCGCTCCAGTTGTGGAGAGGAATGACATAAGGTTCGCGAGGGCAAGGGCCGCCGCGTCATTCGTAGTTACAGCTCCAATAGGAGTATCCGTAACTGCGTATGCCGAAGCAGTGACTGGGGTGATGCTGTCCACGTCCGAGATGACTGTGTAGTCAAATCGGCACATGGAACGGCGCCTCTTAGTCATACCACTCCCAATTTCCTGATGTTGAATTGTCAGGCGATGGGGAGCGGAAGGGGATTCGCTAACTTTGGCGAATACCGTCTTGCGGCCTTCTGTGCTTAGGCGAGTGAATTCAATTTCAACTCCCGAAGCATTCTTGACTTCGTTTGTATTGAGCGTGTTACTTAGCATGCTTATGTTGTTTATACAGTTACCTCAACAGCCTGTTACAGCTATCGAGTCGGAAGTTTAAAACTTCCACGATAGCGCCGTTTCCTGGCTGTTACCAGGGCAGCGCCGAGACTCAGCTCTTTTAAGCTGAGCCCGCTTCCGATAAAGGAAGCCCATCCGGGTAGCTCGACAGTACGGCGATAAGCCGTCTCTCGAACTGCAGGGATTGGTACGTAGCCCATCATAGGCAACGAGTTCGCGTTAGCGTATATTCTACGCTCGACACGAATATCCCGTTGTCTTTTGACGGACCAGAGGTACCTGCGTATGTTCACAGTCGGTTCCATGAACTGAACCTTAAACTGATCGAGCCATTGGCTTACGCCAACGAACCAATCAATAACAAAGGTCCAAGGAATAGCGTTCCAGATAATTGAAGGGTTAAGGTTAACCCCAAAACGATCTAGTAGGCTAATCAACTGAGCATGCTCAGTTTGGTATCTCCAGTAATTGTAATTATAGGAGATTTCAGCATGGAATATAGTAGGTTTATAGAGAACGGTGCGTCTAGCAGACCAGGTCTGGCGCGACGGCATGATCATAGGATCATCCGGCATGCCATATTCGACCGAATCTTCTTCGACAATATCATCGAACTCTTTGAAGGCATAGCTAAAATGCGATGTCCTCACCCTACCCGATCGGGTAATGAAGTCGTTTAAACGCTTCTCTACCTTAGTGATGGCATCAAAGATGCCAGTTATGTCTGCAAGTAGTGGCTGAATGTTAAACTCCTTTTGGAGATACAAATCAGACACTACTCCGGCAATCGAGCGTAACGCCTTACCGTGGAAGTAGCTATACTTACTTTTCAGAAAAGCATAGAGCTTCCGTACGCGGTTAAGCGTCCTCGGAAAAGATTTGAAGTCTTTCAACTCGTAAATCGAGTTAAGCAACGACAAATCTTGCTTGACAGAAGGTAACATTACTCGCAAAGAGTAAGGTATCAACTCATCAAGCAACGAAGGGGGAGGTATGAAACCTCCATCCTCACGTACCGAGTAAAACGCAGGTAGTTCATTATTGAGCTTGCCTGCATTGCCGTACGGATCGAGATGGCCACCGATTTTTTCAAGTCGGTAGCCAGCATACGGGTCCTGCATAAGGGCCTTGAAGAGTACAGAGTACCACTTCTTGGTCCATATCGGAACTCGTATAGGAGATGTGATTGTCTCAGGGGCACATTTATAGTGCTCAAAAGACTTCCACATTTTCCTGGAGCCCTCCGAATTGGGAGTGTAATTTTCTACTAGCTTAGAATAACTAGGCCAATAGAAGTTCCACTTCTGATCCGGGTAGCTCTCACCTGGGAGAGGAAGATACCTGCTAAAAGTAACAGATTCTTTTCTCTCCGGTTCGGTGATGCTTCTCGATACGTTTTCCATACGCTGATTGGATTGCTGACGTGACGTCAACATTGAGGTTAGGCCGAAGGGCC